CCATGTTTTACATGACGAGATAAAAAAGTTTTAAATTTACTCGTTTTCATTTGGAGATAAATCTTCGCCAATATCATGTGCTAGTACACCCAACAACGCCAACAGGTCTTGGACCAACTCGCGCTTTTCGTCTTTGGTAAAACCACCTTGAGCATACTTTACAAGCTTACCTATCAATGCAAACAACTGTCCCCATGATGCGGGAGTTATATCGATTCTTGGTGGCATTAGTAATCCCTGTATGTATACATTTTTTTCCCAGATTTACTTGGTTTCTTTTTGTTACCCTTACGTACGCGAGTTGACGAATACGCTTTCTTTGCAGGTTTCTTTTTTCCGTACATGCTGCCTCCATATTTGTTTGACATATTATTAGCACAACCACATGACATTATTCTATCTCCTAGTTCGTTTCTTTGCATTGGGATTTTTTGTCTTTTTGCCTCGAGGCCAAAGATCTTTGCATGCCCAATGACGAGCAGACAATTTATCATTTGCACTATCACAACGATGTCTGGCTCTAAAAGACTTTTTGGCAGAATCAGAATAGTTATGTCCATAACCTTTTGCGCCATATTTAATTAATTTTTGACGACCACTCTTACAACCTAGTACAACTTTTTTTTTCTTTCCATAACCAGCCTCACCCTTTCGCAAGGCTCGAGGACGATTACACTTCATTGCAGATTTATTTATCGATTTTGCCATCCTTTATATCCTGTACATCTTTGTGTATACCATCTAGTTTATCAGATAATTTCAACATGTGCTCCTGATACATTGCTCTATCATCATCACATCGTTTCATCATCATATTAATTTGGTCTACATACAACTGAGATATATACCACAAAGCAATACAGGCCAACACCAACGCGCCACCCTGACCCAAAATCATTTCAAAAACTTTCTTCTTATCCATAGCTACCTCATAAAAGGTACGCAATATGCAGAGGATACATATTGCGTACAGTGGAGAGAAAA